TGATAATCCGGTTCTCAAAAGAGAAGTAGTTAAGACGGTGATTATTCAACCAAAAAAACAAATACCATTAAATATATTTAAGCAACTTCACCGGATAGCTTTTTTTGTGGAATGTATGGATAGATTGGGACCAAATGAGATTATTTGGGATGAAACAGTACAAGAAGTATATAGCGACGAAATCGCTGAAGCTGAATATTGTGGATTACAAAATGATTTTTTCTCAGTAACTTTTGAACTACCTGAAAAAACAGTAAAAACGATACTTGGTGAGTGAAGTGTATCAATACAAAGCTAATTGAACTGATTAAGGAAAATTAAAATTAAAAATGCAAAATGCAAAATTAAGGACAGGCTCCGCCTGATATTTCAAAAGCCGCTTCGCGGAGCGAATCGTCGGTTTTAATATTTGATATTAGATATTTGATATAATTAATGGTAGCGATAGTTGAAAAATTTACCGTACTGCCCATTCAGCCGGAAGAGGAGTCGGTCTTAAAGGCCCGTACGAGGCCGGCATTTATTGACTGGATGGAGAACAACTATTACCTGACCGGCGGTACCAGCGCCGTCGAGGGCCTGTGGAGCCGTGAGTATACACCGTATTTCGTGCCGATAGCGGCGTATCTGGATGATACTACTACACGCGAGGTATGGATTTACGCCTGCAGTCAGTCGGGTAAATCGACTTTTGGGACCGGCTTTACCGGCTATATCACCGACTGTATGCCCGGGCCTACGATGGAGATAATGCCGACCAAGGACGATGTGAAGAACCGTATCGAGGCCAGGATCCGGCCGATGTTCGCCGCCAACGAGAGCCTGCTGGCCCATGTACGCGGTCACAACGTTAATAATATCTTCATCGGCAAGCAGACGGTGATGGACCATATGATCCTGTATATCGGCTGGGCGACTACGGCTGAGGCAATGGCGGATAAACCGGTCTGCTATGTCAAGGCGGATGAGACGGGTAAGTACCCGCCGTATGTAGGAGAAGAGGCCGACCCGATATCCTTGCTGCGCAAACGCCAGAGGTGGTTTAAGGACCGCAGTAAGTTTCTGGCCATGACGACGCCGGTAACCGCCGGCGATATGAGCGACCAGAACTGGCAGAGAGGCGACTGCTGTCAGTGGTGGGCGCCGTGCCAGCACTGCGGCAAGTGGCATGAGATCAAATGGGAGAACGTAAAAATAGACCGGTACAGGGACAATCGCGGTAAGTGGCGGTTCTACGCCGAAAGCGTATACAGCAAGGGCGGTCGGGCCCGGTACGCATGCCCGCGGTGCGGGACCTTTTGGTCTGAGGATGACCGGTGGAACACGGTCTGCCGCGGCAAGTTCGTACCGGATGGCTGCAGTGTTGACGATACGGGCCGGATAACCGGTACATCCAGAGAGTCCGCATACAAGAGCTGCAGGATCCACGCGTTAATGCTGCACCCGATGGTAGAGACGGTAACGAACCTGGTCTGTGAGTTCGTCAATGCCCAGAAGCAGAAAGAGATGGGCAATATTCAGCCGCTGAAAGACTTCTGGAACTCTCAGCTCGCACGACCGTGGCGGCAGACACGGGCGGAGACCGATATCGAGCGGCTAAAGACCCATATCGGCTCATACGCCGCACAAATAGTGCCTGTGGGTGTGGAGCTGCTAACTGCTGGCCTGGACGTTCAGAAGGACCATTTGTTCCTGCGGGTACTTGGCTGGGGCTATCTGGGTGAGTTCTGGAGTATCTTCGAGCAGCGCATAGAGACCGGGCCGACCGACAGGCTGGATAATTTGGAGAAGGTGATTCCGTTTCTTACCCGCAGGTGGCCGGCCATGGAGGGTAAGGATATCCAGTACCGGACGGCGGCGGCGGCAATCGACCGGGGCTATAATACCGAGGAGGTGGACGCGCTGTGTGTAAAGTATATCGGGACGGTGAACCTGATCCCGGTGGCCGGCGACGATACGGTAAAGAAGCGGCAGTGGCGAACCGGCTACGCCGCCGGCGGGCGGATTAAAAGATATGATTTGAACGTGACCAGCTATAAAGATGCACTGTTCAGGTCGTATTTCGAATCGACGGTGCCCGGTCCCGGCTACGGGCACCTGCATAAAGATACCCAGTACGAGGTACTGGAGCACCTGACCGCCGAGCATAAGGTGATAGAGACAAAGGGCAATAAGTTAATACGGGCCGGATGGAAACTGAAAAAAGAGGGCCGGGCCAACCACTACTGGGACTGCGATGTATACGCACGGGCGGCGGCCGAGATAGCCGGACTCTGGTCCATACCCGGGCCGGAGGCCGGAGAGATTAAAGGGACGCCGGTAATCGGCCGGCCGGTCGGAACGCGAAAGATAAGAACGAAATATTGACTAAAATTAAAGGTAATAAATCATTTAACGCACCGGAAAGGGATAAAATGACTAAGTTGGAATATTTTTTCGAAGAAACAGGAAAACATATACGCAACGTTCAATTTGTAATGAATGACATGGTTAAAGAATTACTTAATCGTATTAGATGCCATGATTGTTCAAAATATGATGAAATCGAGAAAGAATCATTTGCTGAAATTGCACCTGAATTGAGTAAAGTTTTATATAACTCGGATGAATACAAAGAAAATCTAAAGAAGATTAAACCTGCTTTAGAACATCACCAAAGAGTAAATCCTCACCATCCTGAACACTATGTAAGATACGTTTGTAATGGCTGTTTTACAATCTATAAATCCATTCCAGATAGATGTAATCAATGTGGATATTCACAATTTCAGAAAGAAGCCGACGTGTCAGGAATGAATTTGATTGACCTTATGGAAATGTTAGCCGATTGGCTTGCTGCAACAACCATGAGTCCCAATGGTGATATTATGATTTCCATTGAGAAAAATCAGCAACGATTCAAATATTCAGACGAGTTAAAATCAATTCTTAAAAACACTGCAAGGAAATACATTTATGATTTAGGGATGATGGAAGAACATTTTAAGTATGTCGAATGATGGCGAGTGAAGTGATTCAATACCAAATTAAAAAATCAAAAAGCAAAATGCAAAATTAAGGACAGGCTTCGCCTGATATTTTAAGAGCGGCTTCGCGGAGCGAATCGTAGGTTTTTATATTTGATTTTTGATATTTAATATGATTTAGAAAGGATTCGAATATTATGACGAAAAAGAAAAAAGAAAGCAGACAGCGTACAGCACCTGAGGCACAGGCGGACAGCGCAGAGCAAGAAGACAGCGGACAGCAAGAAGACAGCGGACAGCGTACAGCGGATATAGATCCAGCCGGAATTAATAAGGATAATCAATCTGCAACAGTTATACCTTTACCTCAAATTGGACCGATAGTTATTCCCGATAAGACTAACGATACGGACAAAGAAAAAGCTCCCGAAGATGAAAAAACCCGTTCTGATAAAGATCCCGATAAGGATAAAGATTCGAATAAACAAGAGCACACGAAAAACAAAGAAACCCGCTGGGTTTTTCCGGATGCCAGGCAGTGCCCGAGGTGTAAGGGCACCAATACCGAGGCCTATCATACCGATGTCAAAAAAGGCAGGCAGTACCGCCGCTGCCGGGCACCGATATGCAGATGGAAATATTCGGTGAACGGGGTGAGGGCGGAGTGACCGGAATAAAAAATCATAAAAATATTTTCGTCTAAAATGTGCGTTTTCAGCCTGAAAACCGCGATTTATAAAAAATCTTTAAAAAACACAAATTTTTCTGTTGACGAAATATCATTAGACTCGTATAATTATAATAGATTAACAAGTTAATAACAATTTTACGAAAGGGTTGAAAATTAAAAAGAAAGAATTTTTAAAAGAAGAATCTCAAAGAGTAGAGCAACATCTTATTGACAGCCTAAAAGAGTATTTTCAGACTCCAATCAATGACTACCCGGAACTGCCAAACTTCACCCACATAGCTCGGACGTGCCAAACGGCATTATTGGAACTTGTAAGGGATGTTCCGACTGAAAAAGATGCATCATGTTATATATTGAAATATGTTCAAATGTCAAACTACTTAGATTCTTTAAAGTAGAGCCTGCAATCCGGCGGGGGCTGGCTTTAACCGGAGAGATTTAAGATGATCGACTTTCGTAAAGAGATTAAAAAGCTGATGAAAAAGCAGAAAATCAATACGCCCGAACTGGCCAGGCGGGCCGGACTGAACGTGCAGACGCTGTATAATTTTCTGGCGGGCAAAAGCGAGATGACTGCCGGGAATCTTTCTGTAATTCTTGATATCCTGGGGATCAATAAAATCAAATAACCGCCCTTCGGGGCTTATTTAGGAAAGGAAATTTATGAAAGATAAAAAAAATATGCGAATATTGGATTCAAAAGAAAATGTGGAAAAATTTGCCGATGATCACATAAGACCGCAGGTACCAGACCAAAAACTGACGACCGCACTTGAAAAGGCCCAGGAAAACAGCGAACAGCGTACAGCGGACAGCGGACAGGAGGAAAACAGCGTGCAGCGGACAGCGGACAGCGGACAGGAAGAAAAGCTCGCTGAGCTTTTGAAGAACGAGCCAGAACTGCGGGCGAAACTGGTCGAGGCGATGGAGACCGGAAGATGGCTTGTCACCGTGCACTTTCAGAAGAAATACAAACCGGAGGACGAACACGACCTGCATCACTTCTACTGCATACGCGGCTATCCGAAAAACGATGTCCCCGTATCCCTGAAGAATACAGCGGCGGATTTTATAGCAAAGGAACTGCCGAACGCCGACCTGCCGGAAGACAGTCAGTGGCATTAAATACCCCGCTCAGGCGGCGCGGGGCCTGAAAAAAAATATGGAATGGACGAAAGAAAAACCTGTTAAGAGCGGATTGTACTGGGTGAGGCATAAATATATAGATGGTGATATTATAACAACCATCATCGATTTTGATGCCGATTATGAAAATATAGAATCTGCTTATAAATACGGATTCAGTGTATTAGGTAACGAAACACCCTGCGGTCTGGACGATTTTCCCGATGCCGAATGGTACGGGCCGATAGAGCCACCGGAGTAATATTATGCATAAGAATAAAATTAAAAAAGAAAAAGTTTATGGTCTGAAATGCTTAAAGCTAACAAGGGGTAATATCCGTAATTATTTTGAGAATTTATTACTTGATCTAAATGAGGCAAGATCGAATGAGCCTCACGTTGACACAGCATTGTTATTTTCAGATCGGATCGATTCGATACAAAAAATTCACAAAGACTTTTTCGGTGAAAAATGTCACTTAATTTAATTTCAAGAAAATTAAAAATAAAAAATCAAAACGCAAAAGACCAATGAGCGGAGGATTAAAGAAAGGTGATTTATGTTAGACGAATCTGTGCAAATTATAAATGTAAAAGATTTGCCAGTTGGTGTTATTGAGTTCGATAAACTACTTTGCGGATGTGGTGAACCAGATAAATGCTGGAAATTATTGTACGAATATCTACAAAAAGCGGACAAAAATAAATATATAAATACAGAAAATACTTACGAGCTGTTTTTTATATATGTCATAAATAATGAACTGGAATTTACAGAGCACGGTTCAAGTATTTACGGTAGTTGGCTTACCGATAAAGGTAAGGAAGTATTGAACTGGCTCAATATCAATATTAATATTACACAAAATATGATCATTGATTATAGTGAAGACAAAAAGCCGGGGCATTAAAGAAAATTAAAAATAAAAAATCAAAACGCAAAACGACATCAATCTATTTAGAAAATTTTATTTTTGATCTTTAATATTTGATATACTTTTGTGGTGACATTATGAGAGACACAAGACAGGAGTCAGGAGAGATTGAATGTGGGCATTTTCATTCGATAGGCGAAAACGATTTTATTATTCCGCATGAGAATATGAATACGGAAGGACTTCCGGACCATTATCAGACGCCTGGGAAAATAAAATATAATGACGATCCTTTCCAGTATTTTGTACCGATGCAAATGATGTCCGTCGCGCTGGCCGGTCTTTTTGTCTTTTTGTTATTTATAATAATATTATTCGCAGTGATTTCACTGAGATAGAAAGTGACATTATGTCAGTGGTTTATAAAATAATAACAGGATTGTTTGTCGGATCATTATTGGTCATATTGGTATATTTTTATGGGAGACTGGTCGACTGGTCTTTGGATCAAGAAGATGAAGAAAAGAATTGAGGAAAAAAAACGATATGAAGATAAATTTTTTAAAAGAAGGCAATAAGCTGATACCCGTTGCCGAGAAGGACGGCCGTCCGGACCGGAACGATCCTGTTGAAAATGTAATAAAGACCACCGTTAGTTCGGGACAGGAGGAGCAGACTATAATGACCATAACCGTAACTGTTGCGGACAAAGCCGAAGGTGAATAATGAGCAGGATTAATCGGCTCGCGAGGCCTTAAAAGTAAAGGAGAAACTATGGGTAAATTTAAATGTAAATGTGGTCATATCTTATCCACAGTAAGCAATACAAATCATTATGAAGGTTATCTATTAAGCAATTTTGACCTTAATGATATGGTAGATGAGAAAGGCAATACACAAATAATGGATATAGGCAGGGATGTATTAGAATGCGATCAATGCGGGCGCTTATATTTCGAGGAGCCGAGAGATTCGAATAAATGGGTTTCGTATTTGCCGGAGAACGGCGAGTATAATAAATTACTGGAAGAAAAAATCGCGAATGCGAATCAAAGAAAATTATAATGTAGAAGGTGAATTATGGCAGTTTATCCATATAAAGTAACAAGATGCCTTAAAGGCCATCAATTATATATTAGGAATGGCCTCGATTATTTTTGTAAGAAATGTGGTAATATTGATATAAATGATTTGCGCCTACAAATTTCAAAATACATTTTTCGAGTTCGGTCATTAAAAAGAAGAGGTATTAAAATTAAAAAATTAAGGGTTAAAAATAATGGCTGAAAATAAAACCATGACCGGTCCGTTATGGCAGAAAAAATCGCGAATGCGAATCAAAGAAAAGATAATAAATTACTTGACGCACCAAAAGAATAAAACATGAAAACTATAACCGATAAAAATGGAATAGAACGATTAAATCTAAAAAAGGGTAAATGCGAAAGTTGTGCTTTTGAAAGCCATTGGCAAGAATATGGAGTATGGTTTGCTGATTGTAATTTACCTTCTAAATATTCAGATAAAATGTTGGATTTAGGTGAAATAGGTGGCAATATTCATTGTCCATTTTGGAAACGAAAGCTGACTACTATTTGTCATATACATAAAATTGAGTCTATTGATATATGTAGCGAGTGTGAATATGAATTTGAAAAAGAATTGAATGAAATGGATACAGAACTACAAGTATGGTGAGTGAAGTATATCAATACTAAATTAAAAAGTTGTTAGCCAAAGGGCTGACTCGTCAAATTTTATTTTTGATTTTTAATATTTAATATGATTTCGGAGGGACATTATGAAAAATAAGACCTGTCCTGAGCGGAGTCGAAGGATAACCAGACGTGCGTTTATGAAAAAATGCGGCGTGACTGCCGCCCTGGCCGCCGTTGCACCGGCGACGATGCTAAGGGCAAGGCCGGAAAAAAAGAGAGATGCCGTATACACACCGCCGAATATTCATTATGGATATAAAGCTAAAATCTCTTTTCAGAATGTATTATATGCAGGTGAAGATATTCATGCTGGTAATTTTCTTTTTGTTGGTGACGATAATAAGGTCTATAATGCCATTCTGACGAACAAGCCAATAATCGCTCATGATCTTGGTAAGGCAAATCAGCATTTCGAGGCCGAATACGAAATTATAAAAACAGACATAAATTAAAATAAAGCACCCGAAAATAGATGTGCCGATCCGGCACTCTGGTAAAACTTTCCCTTAATCTGGTAAAATTTGTGCCGAAACGGCACTTTTTACTACAATTACCTTGAATTAATCTGTACTTTTTAGTCGAATGTAGCTGTATAAAGTGAATATTCGAAGAAGCTGTCGGCGGCGGATGATCTGCCGACAGCTTTTTTTTCGCCGCCGACACACATTTAAGGCGGCTTTTTTTATGTCACTTACAAGCTCATCGACAATAGACGATGCACTTAATCAGTACAATAATAACCTTCTCTGGGAGGGCGATATCACAAAGGCCCAGAACGCGCTCGAGGCGGTGCGATATATCCTGGCAAACAGGCCGAAGTGGATAGCATCAGGAGGAAGATCAGTTACTTATGATGCGTTGGTAACCGAGAAAGAAAAGCTCATGCTTTTCGTTTCCAACAGCGGTACCAGCGTCAACCGCGTGACGTTTACAAGGGGGAGAATGCTCACGTGAAAGTCAGACAGCCAACACCCGAAATCATGAATGCCAATAAGCTGATCGTCAAAGGACAGTTCGGGAAATACGGTGCCCTTGGCTACCGTTCGGCGAAACTGGCGGTAAGGGAGGGCCGCAGCTATAACGGCGGGTCCGGCGATATCCACATGCGATATGACAGGCCACAGCTTATCAGGCAATCGAGGGCGTTCTATCGCGATAATCCCCTGTATAAAGGCATGATAGATACGGCGGTCGATTATATTATGGCCGATGGGTTTGAGCTGGATGTCAATACGACCAGTCCGCCGCTCAATAAAAAGATAGAAGGGCTCTGGAAATCGTTCTGGTCTCGTCCGGAGATAAGGGGCCTGCTGTCGGGAGCCGATACGGCACAGATGATATGCAGAGAGCCGCTGCTCTGCGGCGACACGCTGGCAATAAAGACCGATAAGGGCCTGCTGCAGTTGATAGAGGCCGAGCAGATAGATGGAGGGAATAAGGGTGAGCAGGGAATTGAAAAAGACAAATACGGCACGCCGCAGCGGTTTTGGATATCGCCCTGGGGCGACCACGGTGCGATTAAGATATCATCGGCCAGAAAATACCAGGCCAAAGATGTGCTTTTTCTGACCTGTCCGGACAGGCCGTCGTCAACGCGGGGCGTGCCGGCGGCGCAGGCGGCCTTTGCCATGCTGCACAGGATAAACGATATCTGCGATTCGGAGGCGATCGCATGGCAGATGCTCGCCAGACTGGCGGTATCGGTGAATAAAAAACAGGCCGACCAGGAGGGATTTAACCTTTCACGCGAGGACCCGAACAAGACATCATCACAGGCCGAAGGCGATATGGCGACCAGGCTTACGGAGCTGGACTACGCATTGATATTCTGGGGTCAGGATAACGATGAGATTAAAGGGATCGAGCGTAATATTCCCGGCAAGAACTTCCCGGAGTCACTTCAAATGTTTCTTCGACTACTGGGCCTGCCGCTGGGCCTGCCGCTGGAGCTGGTACTGCTGGATTGGACGAAAAGTAATTACTCACAAAGCCGGGCGGTACTCGAGCAGGCGTTCAAGAAGTTCAAGAAGCTGCAGAAAAAGGCGGAGGATTTTTTCTTTAATCCGGTATTCGAATGGAAGCTCGAGCAGTGGCGAAAGACTGAATCACTGGGTAACAGAAAAGAGATTCAGTATTCGTGGATAAAGCCGACGTTTCCGTGGATAGACCAGCTCAAGGAGGCCCAGGCACGGGGCGAGGCGGTTGACCGCGGCTTTATGTCGTATTCGGAGGTATGCAAGAGCAGGGGTCTGGACTCGGACGATGTCCTTGCCGCACGTGAGCAGGAGGTAATTAAAGCGATAGAGATAGCCAGACGCATAGAGAAAAAATACAAAGGCGGCATTTCGGTGCCCTGGCAGATATTCGCCGGACTCGAGGCCGGGGCCGGAAAAGGCGGCGGCAAGAACAGCAAACAGGACGACGGAAAAGAAGATAAAAAAGAGGAAGAAACGGAGAATCAATAATGGACCTTCAAATATTAAATATAGCCGGAAAGGTATTTTCTTTATTGACAATGCTGCAGACGAAGATGTGGGCGATGGAGCCGAAGGCACTGCAGGCCATGTTCGCGGATGTGGTATCTATGGACACATGGCCGCCTAAAGATATCGAGATTGCCGAACCCGGGCAGCAGCTGCGAATCGAGGGGAAAACGGCCGTTATCGATATTTCCGGGATACTTATGGACGAGGTGCCGAAAGCCTTTACATGGCGGGGTATAGAGGCGACCAGCTATTCACGGATAAAAGAGCAGATAACGGAAGCGGTGAATAATGAGTCGGTGGATTCGATTTTACTGCGTGTCGCGTCACCGGGCGGGGTCGCCGATGCGGGTATTATAGAGACCGTCGATACGATAAGGGCCGCGAGGGACCAAAAACCTGTTAAGGCGGTCGTTACCGATTTGGGCGCCTCGGCGGCTTACTGGCTGGTATCACAGGCGGACGAGATAAGTATCGAGGCGAATTCGGAAATCGGGTCCATAGGTGTCTATA